AAGCCTTGAGGAAATGCTGGACGCCATAGGAACCATTGAGGTGCGTCAGAAGCGTGTAAAGCGCCGCAAGGTTCGCAAATACATTATGAGTGGTGCAAGCATTCTGGAAGATGCTGGATATATAGCCGGCACAGAAATCCCAATTGTTCCGGTTTATGGAAAGCGCTGGTTTATTGATAACATTGAGCGCTGCATGGGCCACGTTCGCATGGCCAAGGATGCTCAGCGTTTAAAGAATATGCAGCTATCTAAGCTCGGTGAAATCTCTGCGCTTTCTACGGTTGAAAAGCCATTGTTCTCACCGGAGCAGGTTGCAGGTTTCGAGGTTATGTGGGCAGAGGATAATCTTAAAAACTATCCATATCTGCTGCTCAACACTGTAACAGATGCTAATGGAAACGAAAGTTTGGCAGGGCCAATTGGCTACACCAAGCCACCACAGGTTCCCCCTGCATTGGCTGGCCTGTTGCAGATTACAGAGCAGGACATTGTGGATCTTCTTGGCAATCAGGAGGCGGGTGAAGAAATACAGTCAAACATCTCTGGCAAAGCAATTGAGCTAATTCAAAACCGTCTGGATATGCAGTCGTTTATCTATATGTCAAACATGGCCAAGGGCATTAAGCGCTGCGGTGAGATTTGGCTTTCTATGTCACGCGAAACAATGGTTGAAAGTGGCCGCAAGATGAAGGGGATTGGCACGCAGGGCGAGATGAGCAGCATTGAGCTTGGCAAGCCTATTATGAACCAAGAGACCGGCGAAGTTGAATATGAGAACGATCTAAGCAACGCCAAGTTTGATGTTAGTGTAGATGTTGGCCCGTCTTCATCTTCTAAGCGTTCTGCAACTGTTCGGTCTTTGATGGGCATGATGCAGATCACAGCAGACCCAGAAACGCAGCAAGTTCTAGGCGCAATGGCAATGATGAATATGGAAGGCGAAGGTCTTTCTGATGTCAAAGAGTTCTTCCGCAAGAAGCTAATTCGTATGGGTGCTGTTGATCCAACAGATGAAGAGCAGCAGGCTCTAGCGGCAGAGTTGCAACAACTTCAAGGTCAGCCAGATCCGCAGTCAATGTATCTTGAGGCAGAGGCAGCTAAGGCACAAGCGCAAGCTCAGAAAGCACTTGCAGATACAGAATACACAATGGCGCGCACAGAAGAGACCCGCGCTGACACAATCGAAACGCTCGCCGGTATTGAGCGCAAAGAGCGTGAGAATGTACTGAATACAGCCGAGCAACTACAAAAAGTTGTTCAAGGCTCAGAGATACGGCAACCGCCCAGCCGTGTATGATTAATGGGTGAGAATGAAACGGGAAACTTATGGAAATTGAAAAGGCAGAAATAGACGAAAACATTGAACTGGAAACTTCAGAAGTTGAGGAGCCAGAGGTTGATCTAGAAGACGATAGTGAGGTTGAAGAGCCAGAGGCTGAAGATACCACGCTTGAGGGTGAACCTACTGAGGCCGAGGCTGAAGAAGAGGAAGATGTTGTAGTCAGCATTGCTGGGGAAGCGCCTGACCCAGAAGACGAAGAAGAGGCTCGCGCTCCTGAATGGGTTCGTGACCTTCGCAAAGAGTATCGCAATGAAAAGCGTCGATCCAAAGAGCTTGAGCAGAAAATTGCGCAGTTGGAGCAGGGCAGTGCCCCAGTATCCCAGCCGCTCGGTGATAAGCCCACGCTTGAAGGTGTAGACTACGACACAGAGCGATATGAAAAGGAACTTGCATCGTGGTATGAAAAGAAGCGGTCGCATGACGAAAAACAGTCTGTCGCTCAGTCTCAGCAAAAAGCTGTGCAAAAAGAGTGGGAGACTAAATTAGAAAGTTATCACTCGTCCAAGGCAGAACTCAAAGTTAAAGACTATGATTTTGCTGAAGATGTAGTGCAGGACAGTCTAAGCGTTATGCAGCAAGGTATGATTGTTCAAGGTGCAGATAACCCTGCTCTTGTCGTTTATGCTCTTGGCAAGAACCCTAAAAAGGCGAAGGAACTCGCGTCGATCACAGATCCCGTTAAGTTCGCTTTCGCTGTAGCAAAATTGGAGACCAATTTGAAAGTTACAAAGCGCAAAGCGTCATCAAAACCAGAAAAGAAGATCAGCGGCACAGGCCGTCCTTCTGGATCGGTTGACAACACTCTCGAACGTCTGAGGGCTGAAGCAGAAAAATCTGGAGATTATTCTAAAGTTTTCCAGTATAAGAAGCAGAGGCAGTCAGCTTAACTTGTAAAGGAAGCCAAAATGGCTAATGCATTTTCAAAAGAAGAACGCGTTGCGTTTGAAAACATCTTAGAGGGCTTTAACGATGCTCTCGTGCTTTCGTCAATTGTGACAAAGTATAACACTAGCGGCGAAATGATGGAGCGTTCTAGCGACACCATCTCGCGTCCAATGCCTTACATCGCTCAGTCTTATGACGGCGCTGACGCAACAGGCAACTTTGGCGACAACACTCAGTTGTCTGTTCCAGCAACAATCGGTTATCAGAAGCATTCAACAGCATTGCTGACTGCTAAAGAACTGCGTGACCAGTTGCAGGAAAACCGTTTGGGCCAGTCTGCTGCACAAAAGTTGGCATCTGACATCAACGTGGCAGTTTTGGCTGTTGCATCTAACCAAGGTACAATCGTTTCTAAGCGCACAACTGCTGCGAGTGGATATAGCGATGTTGCCGAGGCTGATGCTTTGATGAACGAGCAAGGCGTAATGATGGACAACCGCAGTTTTGCACTGTCTAGCCGTGACTATAACGGTATGGCTGGTGATTTGGCTGCGCGTGAAACCATGAACAACATTCCGACTGAAGCATATCGTCGTTCGTATGTTGGTGAAGTTGCTGGTTTCCAGACCTTCAAAATGGATTACGCAAACCGTTTGGCTGCTGCTACTGCTACAACTGTCGTTGTAAACGGTGCAGGCCAGTATCACACTCCTGCCGCGACATCGACTGCTGCAACTGGTGAGACTTCCAACGTAGACAACCGCACGCAGAGCTTGGCAATCACCGTTGGTGGTAACACTGTTGCTGTTGGCGATTGCTTCACCATCGCTGGCGTAAATGCTATTCACCACATCACCAAGCAAGACACAGGTCAGTTGAAGACTTTCCGTGTAACTGGAATTGTTTCTGGTTCTGGTGGAACTGGTACAATCACAATCTCTCCTGCGATTGTTTCAAACGGTGGTGGCACTGATGCAGAAGCTCAATACAAGAACGTGACAGCAACGCCTGCAGACGGCGCGGCAATCACCTTCCTGAACACTGTTGAAGCTCCTGTGAACTGCTTCTGGCATCGTGACGCGCTTGAGTTGCTTCCTGCTTCTTTGGCCGTTCCATCAGATGCTGGTGCAGACATCATGCGCGCAACAACCGATCAGGGCGTTGAAATGGTTATGCAGAAACAGTTCGACATCAACACACAGAAAACAAAGTATCGCTGGGATACACTGTTTGGTGTGGCGATGCTTCAGCCTGAAATGGCTGGCATCATGCTGTTCTCACAAACCTAATGGCAACTTGGGTGGGGCTTAGGTGCCCCATCCATCCTTAAAGGGGAAGATAAATGAGTGTAATGCTATATAAACATCCCGGACCATATCAGATGCACGGCGATATGTTTGACTACATTATTGTTGGCGATGATGAAGTTGATGCTGCTGTTAAAGATGGCTGGATGAAGACAACGGATGAAGCTAAAAATGGCGCGGCGAAACCAAAACGTGGCCGTAAACCTAAAGCTAAAGAGGAATAAACATGGCATATACGAAGCGTGACATTGTAGATCAGGCATTCGAGGAAATCGGTCTCGCATCGTATGTGTTTGACCTTCAGCCACAGCAGCTTGAAAGTGCTTTGCGTAGGCTAGATATGATGATGGCAACATGGAACAGCAGAGGCATTCGTCTTAGCTATCCTTTGCCTTCATCACCTAATGACAGCGATTTAAACGAAGAAGTTGGCGTTCCTGACAGCGCATTTGAAGCCATGTATTTAAACTTGGCTATTCGTATTTCTGGAGGCTTTGGCAAGACAATCAGCCCAGACACAAGAGCCGCTGCGAAACTTGCATATAAAGAACTTATGGCCAACTCTGCGCTGCCGATTGAGATGCAGCTTGGCAACGATACTATCCCCGGTGGTGCTGGCAACAAAGGCTGGCGTTATTACAACAATCCTTTCCTGCGCGCGCCGCAAGATCCCCTCACTGTCGGTTCTGACGGTATTCTTGATCTGGAGTAAAACATGGCTAACATTAATCAGCTTTCAACTTTAAGCACTCTGCAAGGCGGCGATTTGCTGGCCGTGTGGTCAACCAATAACGGCGACAGTCGCAAGTCATCAATCACAACTTTGATGAACTATGTTAATGCGAACGTCACAACCGTCACGCAAAATACTCAGTATGCCTCTCCTGCTGCAACTGGGTTTTCCATCACGGTTAATACGGGCAACGTATGGTTGCTTATGACACCTGTCAGCACATACGCTGCTGGATCCGTTGTCCTGCCCGCTGGTGCTTCTGACAAGGACA